CTAGAATGGCAAGAGTCTTTAAGCCTAGGCAATCTATCTTTAGTAAACCTACGGCTTCGGCATCCTTCTTGTCCATCATAATGACATCATCTCTAATGTTAACTCCACCAAAGTTAGTCAACGGCACATTACTTACAATGACTCCCGCCGCATGTTTACTTGAGTGGTTGGCGTGTCCCTCTATTTTGCCAGCCAACTCCATGAGCGGGTATTTCTTTATGAACTCTCTACCAGGCTCTGTATCCTTAAACGTATCTGACATGCACATTTGATTACGAGCATCACCTGCTGACCTTTCTATCATGGCATTCTTTACTATGTCGCAATCTTCCTTTGGTACACCTAGCCCTATGCCAAATACATCTATAGCACTCTTGGCTTGATATCTATTTATATTGGCTAGATTCTTTACCTTATCTTCACCATACTTCTTGTGTAGATACTCAACTACCATATGACGTTTAGAGTCTGGAAAGTCAATATCTATATCAGGCAAGTCAAATCGATTCACGTCAATGAACCTTTCAAATATCAATCCAAACTTGATCGGGTCAACCTTCGTTATGTCCAGGAGATAACAAACTAAACTACCAGCGGAAGATCCACGAGCCGGCCCGACTAGCATGTGTTCGTTGGCAAATCTCATAAGATCTTCCACTATAAGAAAATAATCAACGTACCCTTTGTCTTCTATTAAATCAATCTCTCTTTGCAACCTAGCTTCATATTCGCCATTGAAATCCAGATTTTTCTTCTTTATCCCATCAACGCACAGTTGAGTTATAGTTCTTGATCCGTCGAACTTAACCATTTCCGCTTTAGGTATCTCTGCTGTGCAATAATTAGCTATCTGCTCAGCATTCTCTCCTGCCTCTATATCAAAACTATATCCACTAACTATATACATAGGCACAACTCTTTGCTCGAAGTTGAATATGTAATCATCATTCCTCTTCTGTGCTCCAGCGATTATTTGATATATCCCTTCATCTTCCTTAAGTGGAAAGAAGTTGTCTTGTATAGCTACGTTCGGAGTGTCAGACTTATCGTCATAAGGAGTTATCATTTTATAATCAAGCCTCTTGTGAAGGTTGACTTCTTCAGGTAACATAGGACAAGATAAATTTGGGTGTATTACAATCACTCCTTTTGATAGATCTATTATGTCTTGATATGTCAATCTAGGGAAGTAATGGAATTGCTCATAAGCTTTTCCAACTAGCTTGTACAATCCTTTCAATCCATGATCGTTTTTTGCTATAAATACAAAATAGTTTTGTGACGTCTGGCATTTGTTACCTGTCTCGTGTGCCCTTATCCTTACCCCAAAGATAGGTTTGATACCTTTGGCCTTACAAGCTTTTGAGAAAGCTACATGGCCATATGTATTATCAAGATCAGCTATGCCTAGGTGTGTCTCATCACACATGTCAACTAGATCTTGTATTTTTCCAAAGCATTTCTTGAAACTATACTCTGTTTTGAGTGCTATGTTAATCACACATGCCCCTTTCCACCATCTGGTGATAAACTCTAACTAGTGCCATCACATCATTCTTAGCTCTGTGAGCATCAGCAAACCCTTTTCCTAAAAGCTTCTTGTGTAGGTTCTGCAGGCTCAGCCTTCGTCCAGTTAGGTGTATAGACTTCTGTATAGTACAAGTCTGTTTGAGCGGAAAGTTTATAACAGATTCCAATCTATCATATTGATATTGGATTATAGATTTATCAAACGGCAGATTGTGCGCGATCATTTCATCTGCATCCTCGAAGAATATTTGTAACTCAAGGGCAAAATACTCAAATTCAATCTGATCTTCTAGCATTTTATTATCAATACCTGTCAGTTTAGTGATAAACTTAGATATTTTCACAGGTACTTTGATAAGCCGGTTGATCTCTCCAAGAATATTGAAATTCTCATCAACCTTAACAGCGTATATCTCTATCATATAAGGCTGCTTATGTAAAGGTGCTAGCTTAGGTGCAAGCAAGCCCGTAGTTTCTGTATCAAATATTATTTTTTTCACTTCACTCTCCAAAAAAACATTGAATTGGTGCAATTGGATTTATAAACTTTATAAATCCCTCCTGGGCTTTTGTGCACATAACCTTTCATATAACAAACACAATTAGTTACACACTTCGCATTAATTAAAGGGCAAAACAGCAAGGTGTTCTCTGCTTCTGCATCTAATAATCCTTGCTCTGCTTCTTCCCTTGTCATGATCTTTCCTCTCTGAATTCGAATAAATCTGATTCGCATTTTGGTATATCACCAATAATATAAGATGCGCATCTTTTGCTGCAAATACCTTTTATGTTGTGGCAATACATATTTTTATCTGGATATTTGATTTCTTTGATGAGTTCAAGGCAATGAATAGCTTTATTCAAATCTTCTACTCCACCTTTGTCTTGGTGACGTACTATGTATTTGATGGCTGCTGACTCGTATCCATCTAGGCGATTTACTTCGCAGAAATACCCAGGTTGGATCTTGTATTTTTTATAGTGGTCACCACCGACCTGTATATCTGAAGCTGAGTTAGGCATAATTTAGAGGCTCCTTGGTTTGATCAGGAAATAAAAAAAGAAATGCCCCCTATACAGAACGTGGATAGCAAACTGTACAGGAGGACTTCGGCTGTATAGGGACAGCCTTATTTACGAATTGTCAGAGGCAATATCGTTGCAAAGTTGACGAATAGTCTGGTAAAAGCTCAAGTAACGGTAATCATTCGGGCTACCAAGCTTCTTGACAAGATCATCAGATTCTTGCGCGCCCATATTCGGGTTTTCACGAAGGGCTTTGAAGTAACGGTATTTAAAACCATTAGTGCGTGGAGCACCTTTAGGCTTCTTGAAGAATTCAATTTCATTCTTCTTACAGAATGCACGAATCATTCCAGATGCAGAGGCTTCAGTTGCACCAGTGACTGAACCTTCCAAAGCAACGACAGCATCTTTGAATCCGTCTTCTGTCGATACATCGTAATCTTCAAATGCTGCAGCAACCGCTTCAGCTTTTTCTTCCTTGGTAGCGATCAGACCAGCATCAGTCATCAAAGAATTATATACACCGGCGACTTTCTTGAACTTACAACCAGCCATCAACATGGCCATTTTTATTTCATCTTCGTCTTTTCCATCTTCGACGGCAGACTCAAAAGCAGCTGCGATTTTAATTTCTGCTTCAGTTAAAGGCTTTTCTTCTGCCACTTCAACAGCTTCATCATCCAAGTCCAAGTCAATATCTTCACCCATATCTTCAGTCATGCGTTTCTCCTTTTTGATTAAACTAATAATTTAGTTCTAGTATTGCAATTATAGACTAATTTTCTATAAAAATCTACCCTTTATAGTAATTTTTTATACACCTTAGCCACTCTTAGCATCCTTCTCTAGCTCTAACTCTATTACGTTAGGGTATCTACCGGTATTATCGATAAGGATCTTAGACGGCTTCTCTGGGCTACCAGATAGAAACTCCATGGCCTTATCAATATTCTCGTATTCATGACCAAGATTTTTGAGTTTTTGCCTTCCAACTACACCTGGATAACCTATGTGATCAGGTAATATCCAATCATTATATTGTCTAAGACCACATATATATACTGCCTTTATCCCTCTAGGCCTGCCATTCTTTTGATGGAATGAATACGTCACATCCTGCACCTTGTGCCATTTGCTAGACACATAAACTAAGTCCTGCCCAGAAGACATTATCTCAAGATTGCTCCTGAATTTAAACTCATGTCCGCAATCAGGGCAAATTTTAGTCATAGGAGATACCATCGTATCACAATCAGGACAAGTCTTTATTATTGGTTCACCACCCTTCTTCCCCTTCTTTTTCTTGTAAGGAACTATCTTATTTATAGGGCCAAGGCGTTCCGTATTTCCTGCGTAGTCTGATACGAGACAATTTTCCTTTGATGGATGAACTCGCTGCCCGCGACCAGGCATTTGAACATGCAAATTTGGAGAGTTTGTAGGTCTTAGCAATCCTATATAATCTATAGATGGATCGTCGTATCCAGTTGTAAGCATTCCTACACTCACCACACAAGTTATCAAGCCTGCCTTGTGTTTTGCTAGTACATAATGCCTGTCTAACTGCATGTCTGAATGAACAGGCATAGCAGATACACCCCTTGATATGAGTCCTTCGCATATATGATTTGCATGCTCTATATCTATCGCAAATATTAGCCATTTATTGCGCCCTTCCGCTTGGATAACCAAGTCATCTAGTATATTATTAGTCAGGCTATCTCTGTCAAAAGCACTTGACATCTGTTTGAGACTAAAATCGCCGCCTTGCATCTTTATGCCGGTAACATCCATCTTAACCTTAGTGCTCTTACTTATGATAGGACATATATATCCTTCTTTGACTAGCCTATTATACCTGGCTCCTGTCGTATAATCAATAGTCATTTTAGTGAACATATGATCTTCACCGACTATGTATCCTTGCCCTAATCTATATGGTGTAGCTGTGAACCCTATTCTTGTGTGCTCACCTATCCCATTTAAGAATTTTCTATACATGGAATCTTCACTCATAGGGATAGTATGAGCTTCATCTATAATTACATCCGTAAAGTCTTCAAATAATTCAGGCTTACGGAATATAGATTGTATGCCTGCTACGGTGAGAGTCTCTATTGTCCTGGATTTTAACCCAGCGGAAAATAGCCCAACATCTTCTATGCAATTCTCCTTCATTGCTCTGTGATTCTGATCTAGAATATTAGAATCATGAGATAGCATCAATACTGCTCTATCAGGCTGCATCAATATTCTATTCACAGTTCGGCTCATCATAGCA